CTGAAACTTAAGATCACAAATGGATTTCTGTCTGAATATCCCGTAGACAGCGTACCTACACCTGCCCAACTTCAATTTACGCAAGTTCTCACTCGTCAATCATCTATGTACAATACGTGGAAACAGATGATTCAGTATTCAGATGAAAAGGGCTGTATGATTGAGGAGATTCCTGAATTGCTTCTACAAAATGCAGCGGCAAATCCAACTCTCAAGATTCCAACAAGTATGGCACGTAAGATTGAGTCAATGAGTATACCTAAGCAACTTTGTGTCTATAAGTAAATTTCTATAGATACAAATAGAATGACAAGTTTAGCAAAAGGGTTTACCTATTTACAAACTCTTCTAGATGCGAATTTAGTTTCTGGAAAAGTTTTGATTGGCCGTTATGAAGCAGTACTAAGTCAAGCGGCAATGTTTTCACGTTTAATGTATGACCCTAATGAAGTCATTGCAAAAACTGCACAATTTGTGCATTACAATCCGATTGTCTTTAACACCGCGCTAGGAATTATTCGTAAAGAATATAGCCGACTAGCTGCGATAAATAAGAAACAGGAGAATTTTGTTATTGTTCCAAATCCTATTCGTCCAGAGAACAAAGATGGTCTTATTTTGAATACAGTTGGTCATATGGATGATACGCCCTGCTATCTCCAGTATCTTGACTACTCACAGACACAGACAAATGTTCCATTTCCGGGTCAGAAGGTGCTCTATATTGTTTTCCGCGGAACTATCTCAATTGGCGGCGGTTTAGCAGATGCGAATCTCTTACCTCTTGGAATTAATGAAGTCCTTAAAACGTGCTCATTCGGCGGCAAAACGGGAAGCGATGTCTTTGCTGAAGAAATTAAGCAATCAAGCTTCCTATGTCACCAAGGATTCGTACGGCAGATGAAGAATATAATGGATAAGATCTGCAAGGCGCTTGAGAATAAGTTTCTAAAGCTTCCTATTGACCGCATTGTTATAACTGGCCACAGCTTGGGTGCTGCAAATGCGACACTCGCATCCCTTGTCCTTGGTGGATTCAAGCGTGCTGGTTTAATAACACCTCCCCTACACTGTATAACATTTGGCGGCCCTAAGTTATTTGTTGACAACAGTCGTAATGTCTACAATAAACTATTAGAAGATGGATTTATAACACTCGATCGTGTTGCGATTCGTTCATCCGGGTTGAAGACTGCAATGTGGAGCATAGGATCAGCAGGTCTTGGAGCTGGATCCGTTGTTGATTTGGTTCCATTAATCCCGCCCAATTTTGTACACCCTGGTTTTATGATCTTAAAGACCGAAGGTATCTTAACAAAGCTTGGTAGCCGCACAAACAATATCAGTGATATGCGTAAGATAGTAGGTGGAATTGAGCCACCCTCAGCTTACCGAATTAGTTTGACAACAACTGTAAAGAATACCTTTAATGGATTTGCTACCTACAAAGAGTACCTCGATTGCTTTGATCCGCTACTTGCGGTTCGCTTTGAGGAGATGCTTAATGTAACTGGAACTCTTGGACCGTGGCGCCCTGCATACCGTAATGAATATGCGCAAGTAAAGAGTTTGGTTGATAAAGTTCTAGGAAAAGTCGCAGTCGATCCGACCACTGATCCTGGAAAGGAGCCGAGTGCAATTGCTCCTTCAGAGGCTGTTGCAGCTGCTGCTGCAAAGGAAGCAGAAGAAGAAAAAACAGGCCAGGGTGAGGATCCTAGTTCCAACGTTGGTGTTGAAGCAGGAGATGAAGGAACACTAAATCAGGGACAAACAGGAAACCCAGGACAGGCTGGAGGCTTTCTTGGGATCACAAGTCTATCAGGCACTCAGACTACATCATATATGGAAAAAACGAAGGAGTATGCACCCAATCACATCAAGTACGCAGCAAATCTTAATGTTGCGCCAGCGTCTGCTCACTTGGGTTATTGTGGCATTGGATGGAATGGCATTGGTAAGAATGTGCAGGACATTCGTGAACTATGCCAGGAAATTCAGTATGGAGTAACTCCAATTACAAATCCTTATTGTGTAAACCAAGTAGGTGGACGGCGTAGAAAGGCAAATCGTAAAAATAGAACTAAGAAAACCAAGTCAAAGTCGAGAAAGACAAGAAAACACTAAATAATAATCTGCCGCTCTTCCTCGTGCAACAATCGTATTAAATTCAGTGGTGCTGTTCGTCCTAGACGCATAGCACGACCGATAATCTGACGCTCCTCTTCCTTTCGCATCGCGTGCATTAGAATCACGTGTGTCGCAGACTTCAGATCCATTCCTACACCCGCACTAGCCGAGTTCATCAGTAGAATCTTGACTTCACCCTTCTCAAACTGGCTCAGAACATTGGAGACGTGATCCTTATTGCCTCTCACTGTCGCTACCCGATAGCCTTGTTCAATAAGCGTTCCCTCAATCTCATTGAATGGATTATCGTAACGATTAAAGACTAAAAACCGTCCACCACTCGAGTCCATTATACACTTGAGCAAGGCGTCTTTCTTTTTGAGAAGCTTAGGTTTTACATCAACAGTAGTCTTAGTCGTTAATCGCAGACTTTCGCCCATTTCAATGCTACAGAGTTTCTTGTAATCTAAGTCAGCACGACACAAAGGACAGTTACTCTTTCGCTGCATACAATTGACGATACACGCTCCGCAAAAAATGCGTGAACAGCACATTACAAAGGTCGGCGTTGTCGGTTCATCATAACAGATTGCGCAGATTTCATTCTTCGCATTTGTAATGCGCTCCTTCAAATTTGAAATTTGCTCCTTGAGTGAACCAATACGAGTCTGTAGAGATGAAATGGCTGCTTCTTTTATTTGAGGAGTACTGTACTCCATCGTTTCCTTGAACGCTAGTGTCTTTTCAAGACGTTCAAGGTCCTTCTCTCGCGAATCACAGACAGCCGTTATGAGAGAACTCTGATTCTCAGCAGTCACACCTAGACGCTGAAGTGCAGTCTGTACATCACCTGCGTGTAGTAATTCCTGAATTTCTGCATTTACAAAACTAGACACTAGCCGATGTACAATCGGCGACTCGCAGACAATTCTCTGTTCTATAATAGGCGGTGTTCTCCAACTCTTCTCCATAAATGCATTTGAAGAACGCAATACAAGATGTCCTCTTGATGGATGCTTTGTAACAAAAGGTGCAAAGAAGTTTTGACTTTTAATATCATATCGCGCATAGTAATTTTGTCCATTTGTTGCCTGATCTTGCTGTAGTAGAATCGCAAGTTCAGGATGAAGACCTATCTGTATCTGCCGATTCAAGAATGCCTCAGACATGTACATATACAATCCGTGAAAAAGTAAATTTGACCACGTTGCTGTCATCCCCCAGTAAAAATTAGCCTTTGGCATAGGTGTAGTTGACGTAAACTGAACATTATCCATTTCATCAAAGACAACTCGAGACCACTGCATTGTCTCGTGAACCTTCTTTTCCATAAAATGTTTAATAATCGTATTTGACATCAGAGTAATATCACGAGTTTTAATCAGCGAAATAAAATCAGGCTTTTCAAGAGTCTTTGTAGTCCGAACCTCTAAAAAGGATAAATTGGTCTGCTTTGTAATTGTGTGCTTCCATTGATGAAAGAGTGTGTGCGGTACAATAATGAGTGTTGCACCTGAACAATCAATTGGCGCAATTGGCTTATGACTCCAAAAGGTCGACTTTGATTGCGGATGAATACGAGAAAATACTTTTAAATTATTATGCTGCGTTCTAAGTGCTTTCGCCTTCATCTGCGCTAGAAACCCGAGCATCATTAAAGTCTTTCCTGATCCGACTTTATCGCCTAGAATCGCAAACTGACTAAAATGTATTTCATCATCTAGTCTAAATCCGTGAATACACGCATATTCTTTTTCTTCCATTGCTTGAATCATTGCAAGTTGATGCGGATGTAAGGGTACTTTAATATCGGCGGATTGACTTGCTGTATGTGATGATTCACTTAATGAATGATTAAGCGGTTGTTGATAGACTTCTAACATTGTAGACACCGATTCATCTTGAGGCATACTGGCAACCTTCTGTTGAGTGGGTCCTTTTCATGTTTAGGTATTTCACAAAGAAGCAAAGAAATCAAAGACAATTGGGTCCTTAATAAAGTCCTTAAGTTTTAAAGTGGTCTTCTTTATAAATGGATTCTCTGCAGCTCTAAGAATTGACTTATCAAACGTATTGTCACTGTGACTCATTACAAGCATTACCTTCATTGGATTCAATTGTATCAATGAATTTTTATATGAATCAAGAAAAGACTTTTCTTCCGCAAAGGGTACAGCTTCGTCATACAAGTGACTTGAAGCATAGCGTTTGCGCCAGGCCATCGTGCCATTTGTCGCGTGAGTCTGTCCATACGGCCCCATCTTTAAGATTTCCTTCGTATCTGTAAAATACATATAGACTTCTGAAGATCCTGCGAGATCTACCGTAGGGTTTGAACGCAGTGCTGTAACCGCAGCAGATACGCGTTCTGGAAAATAAAAATCGTCATCATCAAATGCGACTAAGATATCCCCCTTGGCTTCGCGGTTTAGACGATTCCTTTTTTCACCAAGAGTCTGCTTGTCCTCATCGCGAATATAAATTGTACGGGGCAACCTGTGCTGTGCCTCATCAATTAGATCACCTACAGGGTCCTGTCCATCGTCGTACACGATCCATTCCATACGGTCTCTGGGATACGTCTGAGTTTCAATCATTCGTATCAGAGTTGGAAAGAAGCGTCTACGGTTATATGTGGGTGTAACAATGCTTACAAGAGGCAGTGCCATTTGAATCTGTATAGATATACTGATACTTTCTTAGACCGTTGATCCACCAGAATTCTTTGCGACAGGAGGCTTTGCGACAGGAGGTATTTTATCTATAGGGGGAGCTGCAGATGCCGCAGTTCTCTGAAAAGCCTCCAAATACTGTTGAGCAACTTTCGCAGTCGCATCAACACTTTCTTGATCAGGTACATAGCAAAAAGGCCCTAATATAAGTTTTTCAAAATCGCCAGTAGGTACATATGTACTTATCGGTAGAAATCCATAATTATGTATTTTTTTTCCCTCTTTAAAAGTGTCCCAGATATATTTAACAATTAAAACTGGAAATAGAATTGTTCCGTAAATAAATGAAACAATACGACCTGCAGGTGAGAATCCAATATCATTATTTGCAGCAAGGTGCCCACCATATAGTGCGACTGTCACATATATAAGAACACATACTACTATAATAATTTGTTGTGATGATCCCCCAACAAAGCCTGATACACTTGAATTACTCCGGGCAGAAAGTTTTTCAGCAGCATCCTTAGCTTCCTTATCTGCTTTATCCTTTGCTTCTTTCTGTGAATCTTTCTCTGCCTTATTAGCCGCAACAGCCGCATCTTGCTCTGCCTGTTTCGCTTGGGCTGCCGCATAGGCATCTGCTTCAGGATCTGAAACTGCCTTATTTATCTGATATGTAATCTTATTAGCTAAGCTTGTTAAGAAACTCATCTACCTCTTCTACTAAATAAAAGATAAGAGTAGATGTCCGCAGACTATACTGTGGTTGTTCCATCCTATAAAAGAGCAGAAGGATGCCGTGACAAGACTTTGGCTGTTCTACACCAATATCATATTCCGAAGGAGAATATCTACGTTGTTGTTGCTGACAAGGAGCAGAAGAAGGAATATGAGGCTATCCTCGATCCTAAAACGTATAAGGAGATTCTAGTGGGTGTTCCTGGGCTTCCTCAAGTACGGAATTGGATTTTTGATCATTTTCCTAAAGGGACTCCGCTTGTATCTCTAGACGATGACGTATCCGGATTTATAGAATACGATGGAAGCCAAAAAAGACACGAGAGAAAACTGAAAAGTTTGAAAGGTATTATCGAGCGTGGATTCAAAGAATGCAAAAAAGCGAATTGTCGCTTCTGGGGTGTCTACCCGAGTGCAAATGGATTCTTTATGAAGCCAACAGTCACTACAGATCTTAAATTTTGCGTGGGTCCTTTCTGGGGATGCTTCAATCCAGGCAAGGAAGTCCACATTGATATTGGTCAAGGTGAAAAGGAAGATTATCAGAGAACTCTACAGTTTTTTATAAAAGATGGCGCAGTAGTACGTCTTAATTTTGTTGCACCGAAGACTGTCGTCTATAAGACTCCTGGAGGGCTACAGTTTGGTAATCGTTTTAAGCGTGAGCATAAGACAATCAAAGCGATGATGAAGCGATGGCCTGGTTGGATAAAAGAAAACCCCACCAGAAAATCTAAAATGCCTGAAATACGACTCAAAAATCCGAATCTGGAATCTGAAAAAGCTAAAAATGTGACAAGACGTAAGAAATAGGCAAGTTTATGTTGCGTATTTTCCTAATATGCAACTTTATGTTGCATATTTTCCTAATATGCAACTTTATGTTGCGTATTTTCTTAATATGCAACTTTATGTTGCATATTTCATTCCACCCATTCCTCCTTCAATGACTAAGAAATTCAAACTTTCTACATATACAATAATATCATAGGTATAATTTGAATCAGATGTAAGAGGCCAAGGATCAATATCAATTTGAAAATTCTTGACACGGCTTGTATTCAATGTTCCACTAGGCTTCATCCACTTGGATGTATCTAAGGCAAAACTGTAAATCGTTAATCCTTTTGGAAATAAGCCCGCCGCATATTTCCAAGATGATAACTCGTGAAAATACTGAATCGGTTTTACTTCTTGAATTTCATTTCCATCACATAAAATACGAAGTTGGCGAATAATATCTTGCTGTGATCCTGCAATTAAATATCCAGAAATACCTACAGCTCGTATTCCTGAATCATACACTGCATTTGATGGACTAAAAAAAGGTGCTATTGTGCTAGTATACCAATTTGTAAAATTTACCCAGTTATTCATATTAGGAATCATATCACTTCGCCTCGGTATAATTAATAGACGGGGTACAGGATTGTGTGTATACAAATTTAAATTCTGCCGACTATTAATACTTGGAAATGTGTAGTTTGTAACTTGACGTACTGGATATGTAAGAGTCTGTGATGAAAATGTATTTCTTTCTGCATCTGTAAGATATACATAAGTTGCTTGTAAATATGCATTTAGAGGCCATGTACTAAGAGCAGGTGGCGTATATCCAAAATCAACTAAATATTGATTCAAATAATTTTCAGGAGTATTATTTGGTATATAACTTAAATTACCAGTCTGTATCTGCGTAGTTGATGCAAATACGCGATTACCAGGACGCACACGGTACCCTGATGGATCTAAAATTGTAAATAAATCTTGTACAGATCTTAATGTTAACTGTACATAACATTCGTGATACTGGAGTGCAACAAGCGGTATTGCTAAACTTGTATGCTGTGTAAACCAAAAAGATAGCGGTACTGTAATTTGACGGCTCGGTATAGAAGGCGCGTTTGTTTGTACTGTTACGCTTGTATTTCTAGCCACATTAGGATATAAACTTGAGGATCCTGTTGAGCGAACGGTTGTACCGCCAAGAGTGCCGGAGTAAGATCCATTTGCCGGATCATAGATTTCATTAACATCTCCAACTAATTGTCGCCATTTAGCATATTCAGTTTCATCTTGATCAGATTGAGCAATTGCAATTAAATAATCGCTATCAAATTCTTGAACTATAGTACCTCCTATCAAAAATGTCGCATTTTGAATAATATGTGCTCCAATATAACGATTCCATTGAAACTCATACTGTGCAATTCGAGTTGCAGCATTTGGACTTATAAATTGACTGTAAATATCCGGGAGAGTAAATGTTAAATACAAATCTGAAAGTAAATCTGCAACTCGTTGAATCTTGGCTTGAACTTTAATCGGAGCATCCCATTGTAATTCTCCAGGTCCATCCAGCTGGATAGTTACAGATTCAAATGAAAAATGACTATATTTCTTCAATACAAGGTAAAAATAAGTGAAATCAGGATTACCACTCAAAAGAACATTCTGTGAACCATAGGCTACAAGAACATAAAGACCTCCTCCTGTCATGACAACTCTTCTTGCTGGTGTGAAACAAGATGAGTTCTCATTTTAAGCGCTTCAAAGGATAGTCTATTTGATTTTTCAATAGTTAGACCGCTGGGCATTTGAAATGCCGGTTGGTCTAGATCTGAATCTAAGCACTGGTCCACCACTGGTCTGTCAAGTAAGGAGTAATACTCATATTTACACCCTCCATTACACTTGACGGGCCCATACTTATTAGATTCTGAATCTCAGTGTATGTAAGAGCATAGGCAAAATAGAAAACACGACTGGCTAGACCCTTTGCAGCACCATTAAATCTTAGTGTAGGACTTCCTACGATAGATTCATCTGTACCAGAATGCAAAGAAGGTATTGTAGAAGCCACTGTAACATTTCGTTGACTAAATAGATAGATATCACCATAATTCTGGTAAGGCGGTGTATTACCAGAAAGTGCCATCTTTGTCTTCAAGTTTCCATTAATATAGACATAGAGCTGATTTCCTTTGCAAGAAACAACAATATGTACCCACTTTTCAATAGGAATATTGTCAATATCAGCATAATTATTCCACGTCTGATAACAATTCATATAAACACGTAGGGTATTCGTATTTCCCTTCATAAAAAGACCAGGGCCCATCAGAGGATACGGTTTAGAATATCCCTTGTGTAAAATATGATATAGATTGTCATTTCCAGAAGAAAAGGTATCACTTGTAATATAGCAGAATAGTGAATAACTGAATTCTACACCGGAGCGTTGATTATCAGAGGTATATACTGTTTTTGCAAGAGGGCTCTTTGGATCCTGAATTGCCGTATTATTTAATGAACCGGAAGCATATGTATTCGGAAATAGCTCCACGCGATCACGGAACATACCCAAATAAGATTGGTACATATACTCGGCAAAAAGCATCGTAAAGTAGATAGCAGCGACTAATGCAACTCCTGTTAGAACTTGCGATAAGGGATCTGATCCACCGAAGGATACGCTACTAGGAAAAGTATTAGTTCTTACAGCACCTGTATTTGCGGCCTGCATACTCTCTAACTATCATTAGGATTGTAAAAAAGACATTTTATAAGGTCTTTTTTAGAATTTATAGTAAAGTGTTGTTTTGTATAATTAAAGATCAGGTGTGCTGCCAGCAATGACATCCTCGCCATTACGCTTGAGTGAGAAGGAATATTGACCGGGATCAAAATAAGACTTGATTGTTGTCCAGATGGAGGTATCCTGCGGGCCATTTGAATACAGGGCCCAGACACGGTCGGGAGTGTAAGCATAGTTCGCAGCATTGATCTGACCGATAAGTCCACCAAATCCATTGGGGCCGCCCACCTTCATTCTGTAAGATGAACCAGTACCAGCCACCTTATACATTCCAGCAAGAACACTGCTACGATTCAGCTTGCCATCCACATACACATCAAGACGACGACCGCTCAGCACCACGCATACATGTACCCACTTCTGAAGATCGATTGACTTAACATCACCCTCTGAAAAATTCGCCTCATTATCGTTATAGGGAGATGTAGCAGAATTA